ACCAGATACGTAGAAGCGGTTGTTTTGAACTGACCAGTACTCTGTACCAGCAGCAGCGTCTTGGATCAACATCGCGAGGATTTCAGAATCGATTTCCAATGAAATGTGCTCAGACATGATGTTTGTTACTTCTGCTTCAGCGTCAAGAGCTTGGTAAGCGTTCAAGTCTTGAGCGAATTCAGGAGTCCAAACAGCCTTAAGTTTACGAGTCTTAGCTACGATAGCTTCAGAACGCATCTTAATGTTGATTTCTGGGATTTGAGTTGTGTTTTCTAAATCACCACCATTGTTTTGAGTTGGTTGTAAGAAGTAGAACAATGTACCGTCAGCAGCAGCTGTTACACCACCTTCAGAGGCAGATACGAACAATACAACACCACCAGTTGAAGTCTTGTAGTTGTAAGCGTTAACTTGACCAAATACAGCAGATTCAGAAATGAAAGAGAAACCTCTAACTGCTTCTGTATCAACACCCATTGAGAAGCCATTGATGTTAGTGGCAGCAGGAAGGTTACCGCTAGTGATAGTTACTTTAACGATTTCGTTAGCAGCAACAGAAGCTGAAAGACCTGAATCGAAGCCTACTTCTTTCCAAGATGCTGTAGCAGCAGTGAAGGTAATAGCAGCGTTGCTTTGAGTAGCTAATGAGTAAGCAAATCTACCAGGACCATAGAAACCACCAGAAGTATCAGTAGTTGAGAATGGGTACTGAGCAGATCCTTGAGCACCGTAAAGTGACTGACCAGCAGTGTAAGTGTTAGGATTTGTACCGTTACCTGAATCCTTAGTGTTACCGTATTGGAAATCAAGGTAGAATACAAGACCTGAAGGAAGGTTCATTGGCTGTACAGAAACGAATTCTTTAGCAGCGATTTGACCAAATACCTTACGTACCAATGGAAGAGCGATACCAGCCCAGTTAGCACCAGTTCCGGCTGTGAATGAGGCAGTACCACCATTGTCTTGAGAAACCTCAACAACTAATTGCTTAGCTTGGTTTTCAAGAATTAAAGACATGTTGTTTCTCTCAACCTCAGACTTGAGGCCTTCTAACAAACCTGTCTTCTCCCACTTAGCAGCTAATTTAGCTGCGTCTGACTGAAGGTTTTTCCAACCTTGACCAGCAGACTCTAAAAGAGATTGAATTTGTGACATTTTAAATATCGAGTTTTGGTTTATTTAATACCAGCTAATTTTTGCCATCTAGCTACTTGTGAATCAACTTCAACAATTACCTGTTTTGGCGCAACGCCTGCTGGTTTTGAGGCGCTGCCTAAGTTTTCTCTAATTGGAGCTTTTTCTTTAATGCCCTCGTTTAGAGTTTCGTAAACAAGCTTAACTTCCTTAACGGATGATGCCTTGTCAAATGCTTCTAGAACTTTAACTTTTTGGGATTCCATCAAGTTTTTAGCTCTAAAGATTTTGTTAGTGTAAAGAAGTTTGGCGTTAAGAAGATTAACTTCGTGAAGTTCAGCTTTCAATTCTTCAATTTCTTTCTTTACTTCGTCCATTTCTTCAGCTTCACCTACTGATGAAGTTTTACCAGCTCCTGATTTAGCCATACCTGCTGTAGCGCCTGAACCTGCCATTTTCAAGAAATCCTTCAATGACATTTTTTCACCGTCTACAGTAATAAGTTTACCAAGTACTTCTGGGTCGTTCCATGCAGCTTTAAGTGCGCTTCCGATTCCTTCTTCCATTTCTTCTTTTTCACCTTCCATGATTTCTTCTGTTTCATCTTCTACATCGATGTCGATTTCTTCTTCATCCGACTCTTCGTCTTCAGCTTCAAATTCTTCACCAGCTTCTAATTCACCAGCTTCAACCATGTCTTTAATTACGTCCTCAATAAAAGATTTAAGATCATCCTCTGACATTTCTTCAAGGTCGATATCTTCGTCTTCATCTTCGCCTTCAGTTTCTTCTTCAGCGTCAACGTCAACATCAACTTCTTCCTCGGCTTCTTCAGCTTCGTTCATGTCTTTGTCTTTTCCCATTTCTTCATCGAGTTCAGCTAAGATTTCGTCAAGATCCATCTCTTCATCCAAGTCTTCAGCTTCAGCAAGGTCTTTACCGTACTTCATTTTTTCAGTACGCTTTTCTTCCTTGTCGTCGCCTTTTTCGCCTTTGCGCATTACTGGATTAGACATGGCCTCGTCAACTTCTTCGCTGTCTGCTTCGTTAACTACTTCGTCGAGTTCTTCTTCTTCCATTTCCTGAAGTTTTGCTGAAAGCATTGACTTCAATCTTGGTTCGAAAGCCTCTTCTAAAGCAGCTTTTGCGTTAGCAATGGCAGTTTCTTTAAGTGCCTTTGCGTCAGCGATTGCTTCTTTAAGCAAGTCTCTGTTTGCCATTTTCCTCAAAATTTTTGTTTGGGGGTTAAGGTTATTAGGAACCTTAATAAGAATTATACTACACTTGATGCTATATAATAGATAGCATATTCTAATATACATATATGAAGATTCTTTAAAAACAAAAAGAAAAAGAAAAGCCCGCTTTCGCGGGCTTAGGCCGAGGGATACTATCCAACGGGGGGTGTTTGCCTAAGGTAGCAGGCTTCTTAAATAATTGGGCAAGTTCCGTTGGCACATAAAATTTCAGTGACAAGGGAATTTACTTTACTATATCTGTTGGTTTGGTATTCTTTACCTTCTTTAACTAAGTGCATGTATGAACCTGGATTGGATGGGGTTGATACAAAATCCCAACAAAGTAACTCGAAATCATCTTGGACCTCTAATACTTCACCCACTTGCTTGAGAGAACCCATACCACGTGAAGATACGCCTACTTGAACGTTATTATCAATAAGTGCTTTAAGGATATTACCTGATGCTGTAGGTAGGATTTCAATTTTACCTACCACGTGATCTCCATCCCACCATAACTCGCGAATAATATGAGATACGTTTTTTAAGTTGATAATAGAAGAATCTGGGTGATCGAGTTCGCCTGTTGCTCTGTTTTCTTTAACAACATCTATGTATTTATCGATTTCTCTTTCCCACAAGTCTTTAGCATAATATCTACCATTACCATTCTTAACTTCAGCAGTAGCTAAAATCCCCTCGACAATAGGATTACCTGCGGGGGATTTTAAACCTTCAGTTAACTGGATAGGGTTAACTTGAAATAGTTGGGTTTCAACTAGGACTTGTTTCATCTTATTCTTCAGTCTCGTCTGCTTCGTCTACTACTTCTTTTTTCTTAGAGCCTGTAGCTTTTTCGTATAATTTTTTATACTTAGCTTTTGCTTTTTCAAGCTCTTTAATTTCTCTTTTAATTTCATTAACACGAGAAGGATTAATGAATTCAGCAAGTGCTTCATTTTCAGAAACCATATCTAATTTAGCTTGACGGTGCATTACTTCTTCGTCAATAGCATTCATTTTAGCTTCTAAAGCAGCTACGTTACCTGCTGTTTCAATTTCCTTGAGACGAGACATTAAATCTTCTTTTTTGATTTTGTCTTCTTTCTTTTTGTCATCCTTCATATCGTCTTCTAAATCACGAATATGAGCAGCATCATCTTTTTCAGCATCACGATAGTGAGCTTCTTTTTCTTCTTTGTTTTCTGCTTCGTCTACTTCGTAACCGTAGTTCTCTGAAAGGAGGTCTGTTAATTTAATCATATTTTCTTTGATTTTTACAGGTTCCATACCTGATGATGCAAATTTGCCCTTTACTTCTTTGGTAGGACCTAAACCAGGATGATCTACACTATATCCAATACCTTTGATACCAAAAGCTTGATTAGTAGCGTAGTAAGTTTTGTCTTTAGCTAAGTTTTTAGCTACAATTTCCTTTAACTCATCTACTGATTTTTCAGCATTTTTAGGATCTTTCATTTCAGCATAATATCCTAATAAAAATGCTTCACCATAAACGTTATCAATAAGTCTAGGATTTTTATAGTCGTAGCCTGCTGTTTCTAAGTCAGTTACTTCTTTAGTTGGTGCTTTTTCTATTGCTTTAGCTTCTTCGTTTAAGAAACTATTAAAGCTAGCAAAAGGATCTACATTTGTAATACCTAATACTTTAGTTGATTCAGAAAGAACTTGTCTATTTTTTAAAATAGTAACAGCGGTGTTATAAGGAGTAACGTTATCTATAAGATTAGGAAATAGTCTGCGAGCAGACTTCATAAATAAATCTTTACGACCTTTACCTTCGTTAATTAAATTGTATTGTTCTTGTAAGGTTTTCATTTTATTCTCCTTTTAATAAATCTTCAATATCCTTAATGTATTCAAGAACCAAATCTGTAGGATATACAACAGCATATGATTCAGGTTTTTCTTTGTAATAATTTATGGTTTCATCCATAGCATTATCTATCAAAGGATATAAATTGTTTAAACGAGCTTCAATTTCCTTAAAAGCTTGAATACGCTTTTCTTGGAATTGAACACGACCTGGGTCGGCTTCGTTTATTTTTAGTTTATATCTATACCTCATAATTATAAATATTATGGTTTTCCCCAGAGATATTTAGTTTCTACACCTTTAGCATTTTTAGCTAATTTAACAGGATCTACTAATTTATATCCAAAACTTTTTACGTATGAATTATCTTTTACTCCTGTCTCACCAGCTTTAGGACCAGGACCCAATGTTGCTCCTGGGTTTGTTTCGTTAACAGGTTTCATTCCTAATTTATAGTAGTATTTAGAAGCTGATCCTTTTGCTTTTTTATCTCTGTTAAAAGCAAATGGTGTAGCATAGTTAGCACCACTACCCGGGGTAAATGAAGCATCACCTCCGTTAACTGAGTTTTCTCTTACGTTTTTAACTTTAGCGTATTCTTCAGCTTTGTTATTACGTAAATAAGTACGAAGTGCATTTCTTAATTGTCTAACTTCTTTACCCCACTCTTTAATAAAAGGTTCGGCACCTGATTGTTTAGATGCTTTATCTACAGTTTGGAATAATTGTTGGACTTGTTGGTATAATTTAAGATAATCAGCAGCGTATTCTACGTCCCAAGTAATGGCACCTGAATCTGGGTCAATATCTGTTACTGTAGATTTAATTCCACCTTTAACAGTAACATCACCTACTTTTACTTCATTTTGTGGTTCCATGGGCTGCTTTCAATTCTTCGTAAAGTTCAAAATATTGAAGGATATTTACAATATCATCACTTGATACTTTAGCATTTTTATCTAACTCGTTAATTAAGTTAGTAACCTCGTTAATTTTAATTTGAACAGCTTTGTCAGTAACCTTTGAATTTAATTCAGTTAAAGCACCTTTTACTTCAACTACTTTAGAATTGTAAAATTCCTTTAATACAGGAGTTGAATCAACTGAATTGATATATTGTCTTAAAATTTCTTTTTGGCTTGGGTATAGGTCGCTGTATTTACCATTAAAGTTTTCCATTAAAATACGGTATGTTAACATACGAGTATCTTTATCAAATGATTGGAACTCTTTTAATACATCAGCTTCAACTTTTTCTTCTTTAATATTAGAAGTAGATAAATGCTCTAATAGAGTCATCTTGTTATTTACTATAACATTAGTATCTACTAAAGCATCGGTATTTTGTACCTCAACTAGGGTATAAAAAGCAGCAAATGTCTTATAATGTGGAAGTTTGGTTTTGAAAAATTCTTCTAAATTATAATGTTTTTTAATTTCATTAATTAGATTATATTTTTCTCTTCTTAAAGAGTTACGATTTAATCTTTTAGAGTTTTCCAAAAGGGTTTGAATCAATAGATTAGCTCTACCTTCAGTTAAAGAAGTAGACTTACCTAAAGTTTCATATAATTTATACTCTTTACCTAATTCAGTTTTAACAAAATGCTTTTGAATGATACCAATAGCAGCAGAATTTTTTCCGTTTAAAGTATCTGCGGTCACTTGACGTACAAGTAACTCAAAGAGAATACCGGTATTTTTATACTTTGAATGTTTAATATTCATTCCAAATAGGATTTATTATAAATATATAAGGATCTATTATTCTTTAATTCTAGATTCGTCTAATAGTGATTCTTTATGTTTTCCTAAAGATTCTAATAAAGCTTGGTTTTTAGAATAAACAGATTTCGCAGTTTCTTTAATACCAGGTTGATCATCACGTTTCATATCATTACGGCCTAAACGATCTCTACCAAAAGCATTGTTTTGAGTATTAATATTAGATGCTTTTTCTTCAGGTCTTCCTAAAGGACGTTTTTCATCATACCCATCAGGTACGTTACCTGGGTCAGATTCCATTCTTCCTTTACCATATAATGAAGCTAAGTCGTGTGGAGTACCGTATGAGCGACCTGTTGTAACAGGATCATTACCTTCAGATTCAATTTGAGAAAGACGGAATCTACGTTTTTGATCTTGTACTAATAAATCTCTGTATTGTTCGTATTCATCTTCACTGAAGTGGAAGATATTATCGTAAATCCAATCAGTTGGGAGTAATTTATTCTCCATAATTTGAGCAGCCAAATCTACTTTTTCTTTCATTAACGCGATTCTTTCTTGATCATAAATGATAGAAGGAGTAGTTAAACGAAGCTCAAAATTAGTCATTTGTTCGCCTTCATACCCTTGAGCATATAAGTGAACAATAGCAATTTTATATAATTCTGAAAGTAAGATACGTTGAATACGATCAATTGTGCGACCAAAACGAATATCTTCAGCTGCTAATGTAGCTTTACCTTGTAAGCTTTCATCGTAACCCATGAATGCTTTAGGCACTTTAAGAGCTGCGAATAATTTGTCTCTTAGGTAAGTAACGTCTTCAATAGCAGCGTACTCTAAACCTTTAGTAGTTTCAATCTTAGTAGCTTGGTCATTACCTCTAACTGGAATATAAAAGTCTTCCATAAGGTTTTGCATATTATACTTAAGATTGTATTCACCTGTTCTATGATCCTGTAATGGACTCTTTTTAAGAGTATTAATGGTTTTCTGCATGAAATTTTCTACTTCATTAGGTGGAATAGAACCAACATTAATAAAGAAAACACGTTTTTCTGGGGCACGAACAATACGGTGGATTAACATTGCATCTTCCATCAACACATATTGTTTGTATAAACGACGAGCGGGTTCAATATATGAACGTCCATATGGAAGGAAGTTAACATCAGATAATAAGCGGAAGTGTGCTACTTCATAATTATCAAATACAATAGTACTACCAGCACTATCAGCATTAGGTGTCATATAATAACCCGAAGATCCACCTCCATAAAAACCTTCAGGATTGTAATTGAAGATTACTTTGGCTGGGTTTTGTGGGTCAAAATTTTCTTTTCTTTCAATGTGATATGCTGAATAAGGGATAACATTATAAACACCAAATTTTTCAGAAATTTCTAGTTTAAGGAAGAAATCACCATACTTACACATTTGACGAGTCCAAGACCAGAGATTAAACTCAATGTTTAGTACATCATAGAACAAGTTATAAAGGATTTTCTGGATGTTTTCATCAGAAGATCTAATCTGAAGTACTTCACCTTGTTCATTTTTTAAAGTACACTCATCAGCTATAATATCAAGAGCAGATGCGATAATAGCATCTGTATCCATCGCATCATAATCATTATATAAATAAGTTCTAAGGTACTGGTAGTTAAGGTTAAATTGAGCACCTAGTAATGAAGTAGCAGCTGGGTTGGAATAGATACCCTGATATCTGCTCATTAAGGAGTTGGTAGCAAACTCTCCAGAGGTTTGAATTTTATCAGTATCGATTACTTGAAGTTCATCGCCTCCAATATTACGAATAACTACATCCGTAGAGAATAATCTTTTTAATCTTGAAAATAAGCCAGTATCAGCCATAGCATTGTGTTATTATTATAAATATATTAGAGTAACCATCTAATATCTTCTTTATTACCACCCAATTCGTGGATATATGGGTTTTGAACTTGAGTAGAATTGTATCCTCCTGACCAACCTACTTTGTTAGATGAAATGTTATTTAATGTAGCTCTAGATGAATCTAAAGCATTTTGTCTAAATTTAAATGAAGTATCTCTCATGAACATAGCCATACCAAAAGACATTACAAGGTCATCATTATAACCCTGTTGTGCTTCTGCGCGACCATTTTTCCAAATAAATACTTTCATCTCTTCTAATAATCTCCTTGAGTGAATAATAACTGATTTATCATTTATATACTCTTGGAATTTCCCAATTACCATAGGACGTAATCTAGATGACATAGTAAAACCAGGTGTCATTTTTGATGTATCCATATATTTGTCAAAATACGAATCAGTTAGTGAGGAATCACTCTTAGGTGAATAATAGAGGTTAGGATATCCACGATCTATTACAGTTTGTATAGTAGCCCAACCAATTGATGCGTTTTCAATTACTAAAAGTGCTTCATTATATTCAGTAGCTATACCTACTAATAAATGACCATATTCTTTAGTACCAATTTGGCCCTTATATTCAGCAACTTGTGTATTAGTTTCAATATCAATAACATGAAATGCTGAGTAGTCTTTACCATCACCCCTAGCAACGTCAGCTACAACTAAATAATTTCTTGAATAATCAGCTGGTTGCCAAATCCACAAGTTTTGGTCTGCACCTCGTTTTTCAAGTGGGTCTTTAATATAAGTTTGTTCGTAAAAAGAAAGGTATTCATTATAGAATACTACATCACCTGAAGATGCAAAATCACAATCACACTCTTGGGCTGCTAAACGAGGATCACCTAATAGATCGTCTTGTCGTTTTCTCCAAGTTTCATCTCGTTCAGGATGAACATACCAAGGTAATTTAATTGGTAAGAAATCGTTTTCACCATTTTCTGCTCTAACCCAGGTTTGGTGGAACCAGTTACCTGTGCCATAAGGAGTAGATAATACAATAGCTCCACCACCAGTAGCAAGTGTTTGTTGTGCTGAGGCCCA